GACTCGGCCAGCGTGAGCGCCTCCGGCTCGGCCAGCGTGCGCGCCTTCGACTCGGCCAGCGTGAGCGCCTTCGACTCGGCCAGCGTGAGCGCCTCCGGCTCGGCCAGCGTGAGCGCCTCCGGCTCGGCCAGCGTGCGCGCCTTCGGCTCGGCCAGCGTGCGCGCCGGCACCCACGTCGCCGTGCACCTGCACTCCGCCCAGGCCACCGTCACCGGCGGAGTCCTCATCGACCTCACCCAACTCGACCTGTCCGACCCGGCCGCATGGTGCGCGCACCACGGCGCTGACGTCGTCGACGGTGTGGCCGTGCTGTACAAGGCCGTCGACCAGGGCCTCACCGCCGGACAGAACTACACGCCGACCGTCTACCCGCTCGGGGCGAGCGTCGAATGCGACGACTACCGGGCTGACGGCGAGTGCGGCGGCGGTCTGCACCTGTGCCCCACGCCGGAGCAGGCCGCCGAGTACCGGCCGCAGGGTGAGAAGTCCCGGTACCTGAAGGTGCGGGCCGCGCTGGTCGACATGTCGCCGATCGTCGACGCGGGTGGTCCGGCGAAGGTGAAGGCCCGGCGGGTGGATGTGCTGGCCGAGGTTGACCAGTTCGGTCGTGAGCTGACCACTTCCGCTTCCTGATCTGCCGGGCCTGGCGGCTACCTCTCTGGTCGTCGGACCCGGCACCCGGCCCGGTCCGTGGGCGGTGCTAGCGCTCGCGGCCCGGGCCACCCAACCCGAATACGCACGACCGAAGGACATAGAGATGCAGATCAACGTCACCGTCGAGGACATCGAGTCCGTCGACCTCACGACCGTCGTCGGCGAGCGCAGCCGCTACGACCGCGACCTTGAAGAGCGCGTCAGCGAGGACGTGACGCTGGGCGATGAGGTCGCCAAGCGGATCACCGCGAAGCTGACCAAGGACGAAGAGTATCCAGGCCTGCGCAAGCGGTTCCTGCAGATCCGCGACGAGGAGATCCGCGCGGCACTCCGGCCGATCGTCGATGAGACGATCGCCGGGCCGCTGCAGAAGACCAATAGCTACGGCGAGCCGGTCGGCGAGACCACGACGCTGCGAGCTCTGATCATGGCCGAGACGGAGAAGCTGCTCCGGACCAAGGCCGACTCGTACGGCCGGGACAGCGAAACGGTTCTCGGCAAGTTCGTCCGCGAGCAGATCGCCCACGCGTTCACCAAGGAGCTGGCCGCCGTGGTCGCCGACGACCACCGCGCACGCCCGGCGGCCGAGCGATGACCGCCGAGCAGATGGCCAAGCTCACCGAGCAGGTCCTCGCCCGCTACCGGGAAGAGCTCATCGAGGCCGACGACCGGCAGCTCATCCACCTCGCCCAGCGCGCCGAAGCCCGCTACTCCAGCGTGCTCGGCCAGCGGATGCGCGGCCTGGTCGACGACGAGCGTGACCGCCGGGTGCGCCGCCACGTCGAGCTGTCGCCGCTGACCAACCGCTACCGGGCCTGGGTGAGCTGATGCATTGGAGGTTGTGGCGCATCCTGCGCGACCAGACCGGCCACGGCGAGCTGGGCAAGCAGCCTCCGAAGCGGCTGAGCAAGAAGACGTCCAAGCAGATCAAGTCCGGCAAGGACGCGCGCGGTAAGCGGCGCGGCTCAGCCGAGAACTAGCGCCGAGAACTAGGAGGACCAACGCGCGTGAAGATCACCCGCAGGAACAGCGGCAAAGGCCACTCGTACATCGACGTCGAAACCGGCCAGCGCATCGACGGCGTCACCACCATCAACGGCAACGGCATGCCGAAACCCGCACTGCTCAACTGGGCCGGCAACGCCACCGCCGAATACGCCGTCGACAACTGGGACGAGCTGGCCAAGCTGTCCTACTCGGAGCGCCTCACGAAGATCAAGGGCGGCCGGTACGAGAAGCGCGACGCCGCCGCGAACAAGGGCACCCAGGTCCACAAGATGGCCGAACGCCTGACCGCCGGCGAGAAGGTCACCGTGCCCGACGCCCTGGTCGGCTACGTCAACGCCTGCGTGCGCTTCCTCGACGAGTTCGACCTGCAAGCCGAGCACGTCGAGGCCGTCGTCTACTCCGAGACCAACCGGCACGTCGGCACCACCGACCTGATCGGCCGGGTGCTGCTGCCGGACATGCCGGAGTACGACCACATCCCCCGCGACGACGACGGCTACTCGCTGGGGCTGTTCGACTGGAAGACCAGCAAGTCGGGCATCTTCGGTGACGTCGCCCTGCAGCTGGTGGCGTACCGGTTCTCGGAGCGGCTGATCCTGCCCGACGGTACGGACGTCGAGATGCCGCAGGTTGACTTCTGTGCGGGTATCCACCTGACGGCGACCGGCTACAGCTTCGTCCCGCTGACCTGCGACGAGGATGTGTACCGGGACTTCCTGTACGTGAAGGAGACGGCCCGGATCGTCGACGGGCTGCGGGATCTGGTCGGTGAGCCGATCGTCCCGCCGACCGCCTCGGCGTACGTGCTCGCCAAGGCCGGCGAGGATGCGCCGGCCGAGCCCGAGACGGCGTCGTTCTGATGGCCGACCCGAAGAGCCTCGACGAGGCGTTGCTGATGCTGCAGGCCGATCCGCCGGTGCTCACCAAGAGCAAAGACGGGCAGGTGGGCAACCAGCGGACCAAGTACGCCGACCTGGTGCAGGTGAACAAGCAGGTCCTGGCCCGGCTCAACGAGCTGGGTCTGGTCTGGAAGTGCGCGCCCGACCTGATCCCGGACGGGGCGCATCCGCTGCGGTTCGTGCTGCGCTACGAGCTCATGCATGTGGCGACCGGTGAGTTCGAGCGCGGTGCGTTTCCGCTGCTCGGGTCGACGCCGCAGCAGCATGGGTCGGCGATGACCTACGCCCGCCGGTACGCGCTGCTGGCCGTGACCGGTATCGCGGCCGAGGATGAGGACGACGACGGGGATATGGCGTCCGGCCGACAGACTGCCCAGCGGGCTACCCAGCAGCGCGCTGCCGCCCGTGCTGGTGGACGGGAGCAGGGTGCCGGCCAGACCGCGCAGCGTGCCGCTCAGCGTCCGCGCGGTGGCCGCCCGGCGCTGCCCGGTGAGGATCCGGACGGTCCGGTTGGAGCCGACCAGCACCGGCATATGCGTGCGTTGTGGGCCGACCTCGGGTTCGCTGGTGACGAGAACCGGTACAACCGGCTCGCCATCACCGCGAAGATCCTCGGCCTGCCAGAACTTGACAGCAGCGCGAGCCTCACCCGGGCGCAGGCCGACACGGTGATCGCCGCGCTCGTCGAGCGCAAGGAGCAGACCGCGCCAGTGCCGGACGGCGGTGACCGGTGATGCGCGCGCTGGCCCGGTGCGCGGTGGTCGTAGCGGCCGTCATCGCCATCTTCGCCGTCCCCGCGATCGTGTCGCGGCTGGACCCGGCCCCGGCACCGTGCGGGACTCCGGTCCCGTCGCCATACGGCTATCCGCCGCAGGTGCGGCGGTGAGCCGCCAGGATCCCGGCGCGGCGACCGGGCAGCTGCCGTACGAGCCGGGCCGTTGCGGGTGCGGCGACCTGGAGACGTTGCACGTGCTCAACGACAAGGGCGAGCGGAAGGCGTGTTCGTCGTCGACGTGCGGCTGCCGCCGGTACGCCGCGCAGGCGCTCGCCGAGGCGGTGAGCCGCTGATGGCCGGGAGGTGGCGCCGTAAGCCCGTTCCGGTCGTGCTGCCGGTGCCGGACGAGGTGCCCGCGATGCGCGCGTCCGCGCTGTTCGACATGCACGACCGGCGGACCCGGGCGTTGACGCTGATCGAGGCGGGTTTGACCGCCGAGCTGTCGCGTACGGCGATGCGGGATCTGCTGCTGGACGTGCGCAGCGCGCTGCTGCCGCCGGAGCCGCTCAAGGTGGAGCCGTTGCCGTTGCGCCCGGCGGTGCCGGTCATCCCAGGGCGGTCGTCGTGAACGCGGCCGAGCGGGCGGCGGCGCTGACCGTCCGGTGCGGACTGCCCGGCTGCGATCAGCCGCCGGGTGAGCCGTGCGTCAGCACAGCCGACAGCAAGTTCCAGCGCGATAACCCGCACTACAACCGGTGGGCGCGCGGGCTGCAGGCGACCTCGCAGCAGCTGGCCGAGCTGGCCAGCGCGCGGCAGGAACTCGATCAGGCGCGCGGCCGTGCGCATACCTCGGTCGTCACCCTCTCCCAAGAGGTCGTGAGGCTGCAGGGCCAACTCGCCGCCGCGCGGGCGGAGATCGCCCAACTGCGCGTCGAGTACGGCCTCGACCGCGAAAAGAGCCGGCGTTCCGGCTGTCCGAATCCGATCACCGACGAAGGAGCACCGACCATGACCACGACCAACCCGGGCGGCGAGGGCGGCAGCGTGCCGAAGAACATAGCCCGCGCGGCCGACAACTTCGAGGAGATCCAGGCTGTCCCGGCGGGCAAGCGCCTCGCGCTGGACTGGACGCCGTGGATGGGTGACTGGTTCGTCTCGTCGAGTCCGCGCAACGGCAACAGCAACGCCGAGGGTCAGTGGGACCAGTGGGTCGACCTCGCCATCGGCATCCTCAAGGATCAGCTGACGGCGCTCGTGCGGCCCGAGGCGCACGCTGCGGCCCAGGCGCTGGCAACGTTCGGCTTCTACTCCGAGGCGAACCGTTGCCTCACCGACGGTGAGCTGAACCAGCGGTTCGGCCACGCGGACGACACCGATGGCTGACACCGACCTCTACCCGACCCCGGCCCGGCTGGCGCTGCTACGCGACGTCGAGTCCGGCAGGGTCTACGACAACGCCGACGCCGTCCCGATGCTGGACCTCGGCGACGAGCCACACGCCCGCGTCGCCGACGCGATCTGGGCGATGGGCCGCGCCGGCTGGGTCGAGCTGGACCCGCCGGCGGGTTTCAGCCGTGTGAAGCGGTGGCCGTGGCGGCTGACCGACGTAGGCCGCACGGTCCTCGAGGCTGGTGCGCCGTGAGCGACCTCATCGACCGCGAGGCCCGGCAGGTCCGCGACGGCGGCAGCGTCCACAAGCTCCACACCGCCCGCACCGGGCCTGACGGCCGGGAGTACTGGACGCGCTGCGGCCGGACCCTGCACGCGGCGCAGGGGGCGGTCCTCACCACCACCGAGGCGGGCTGCCAGGGCTGCGCGCGGGGCCGGGCCACGACGACCGCCGACCGGCTGCTCGATGAACTGCCGACGGCGGAGATGGCAGGTGTGCGATGAGCGACCGTCTGCGCTGGTGGATCGCCCGCCAGCTCGACCGGCTCCCCGGGCAGTGCCGCACCGACCTGCACGTGTGGGCTGTGCGCGGCACCCCGCGCACCATGCCCTGGTCGCCGCTGTCGATCGGCTGCAGGCTCGATGTGGCCGAGCGTGGCACGTGCAGCTGCGGGAAGCTGCGGCGCGCGCCGGAGGTGTCCCATGGCTGACACCGCCGAGATCATCGCGATCATGCGTCATGCCGCTGCACGCCTCGAAGAAGAGGACGCGCAAGAGATCGTGCCGGTCGGCGCAGGCTCCTACAGCTGGGGCACCGAGGCCCGGGCCAGAGCGCTATCCGCCGACCTGGCCATGACCTACGCAGCGGTCGTGCTGCGGATGGTGGCCGCCGTGATGGACGAGACGCCGGAGGTGCCCGGTGCCTGAGATCCCGTTCCCCGCCAAGGCTTGCTGCGGCTTCCACAACGTGCACTGCGAGCCGCCGGGAGACCTGTGCTGCCGGGCGTGCACCGAGGCTGGACATCCGCAGCATCCGCCGGGCGTGTCGTGCGTGCTCGCCGACCGCTGCCCGCGGTGCCGCGAGCTGCTCTACAGCCCGGCCGAAACCGACGCCCACAACCGGCTGCACCACGGTGTGGGGCCGGTCGCCACCACCAGCTGGGGCGCAGAGCCGTGACCTCCATGCGCAAGCTCAACCGCTGCCTCGGCCGCTGGGAGCGCTACGCCGTCCGCACCAGCTTGCGGCTCACCCGGCCCACCTGGATGCGGGCGCCGGCCATGCCGCGCGGCCACGATCGCGCCTGGCACCGCCGCGAGCACGAGCGGGAACGCCGCCAGTGCTTCCGCTTCTACGACGTCGACGCGCTCGACGACGACGAACCGCAGTGCAACGTCGACAGCGCGCCCGGCGAGGTCTGCTACTGCACCCACCGCGAGGGCTGCCCGTTCGCTGATGGGGACGACGGGCCGGACGACGACGCGGGCCACGGCGACGACTGGCCGTCCGACGTGGTCACCGAGCACGTGGTCACCGAGCACGCCTTCGCCGAGCGGGGGCTGCTGTGATCGAGCCGACCGTCGAGATGCGCCGGGCCGCCTACGACGCCATGCCACCCGAGGTGCGCATCGCGCCAGCCGCGCTTGACGAGGTGCTGGCCGCCGTGCTCGCCCTCGCCGAGCGGGACCAGGCCGCCGAACTTACCGAGCTGCGCGCCCTGTTCCAGCTCCAGTGGACCCGCTCGCGCGAGGCCGACGCGAGGTGGCGCGCCGAGGACCCCGAAGCGCGGGCGAACGTATGGCCCGACCTCGGCGTGTTGCTGAAATGGCTGATGGACGACGCCGACCAGGCGCGCGCCGAGCTGGCCATCGCCACGCGCGACAACCGGCGCCAGGGCCAGCCGAAGGGCTGGCTGATCGAGCACGTCGACCATCACGGCGTCGCGGCCGTCGAGGGCTGCACGTTCTGCGGCGGGCCGACGCCATGACCCAGCCCGCCCGCCAGCACCGGCCCACGAAGAGCACCATCCGGCCGCACCTGTTCGTGCTCGACCCGGACGTGCCAGCCGACGTCAACGGGGTCGGGGCGTGCAGCGTCTGCCACTGCATGGGCAAGGCGGGCGATCCACGCCACACCCTGCCGCCGGCGGGCCCGGAGCAGGCGGAGCACCTGCGTCGCTACGAAGGAGGCGAGCGGTGACCGACTGGCTGATCCTCGCGGTCTACGTCGCCGTCTGGCTGGTCTACGGCTGGCGGCTGACCATCCACATCCTCGACGTGCAGGTGCGGCGGTCGAAGTCCCTCTACGGCGACGCGGAGAAGGCCGCCAAGGAGTGGCTCGGCATCAGCATGTACGGCGGCTTCGCCCTGGCCCTGTTCTGGCCGGTCGTGGCGCCGGTCCGGTTCATCTACCGGCTGGCCAGCACGGGCGGACTGTTCCGGACCCCAGCCGAGCGCGAAGAGACGGAGCGGCGCGAGCTGGAGCAGCTTCGAAAGCTCGCGAAAGAGCACGGTCTACCAATGCCCGAAACGGACAGGAAAGGAGCTGCCTGACATTGGCCCGTGCCATTCCGTGAGCATTTGCGGCCGGGCCGCATTCGGATTGAAACGTCACATGATCAGCGGGTGGAAATAGAGTGATCGATAAGACACGGCAACCGGCGCGCCGGGAGATCCACATGCGGCGTGAGCTGGGACAATGGGATGTCATAAATAGGGCGACCGGACGAGCGTTTGCGCCGCCCATCCGGTCTGGAGCCCTTATCCCATGCTTCCCAGCAGGAAGGGGCTATGCCCTCATGCTGCCATGCCGCGCTAGAAACGTGCGCATCTGCAACACCGTGTCTTGCGCCACCGAACAGGCGTACGCCTGATGGGCGCCTCGAATGCGCTCGCCGCGTTCCGCCGCTGGGCCGGGAAGGTCCCCGGCGCCTCGATGATGCTGCTGACCTACATGTCCCTGGTCTCCAAGGACAAGGACGACTGGCCGTGGTACGGCCAAGGACAGGAAGCGCTCGCCGAGTTCGCCCTTGGTCGCGAGAACCCGGACCGCGCCGACCTCCGCGCGGTCTCGCGCGCGATGCAGCCGCTGCTCGACGCCGGAGCGGTGACCGTGGACCGCGGGTCGGCCGCCCGAGCGGACGGGAATACGACCGCTCGCTACCGCCTGAACATCTCCGACCGGGCCGACTCCGAGCGCCAGAAGTGGGAGGAGACGCACGACGGAAAGCGTCGCACGTCGAAGCCCGCCAAAGATCCACAACGTACGACGGTTTCTGGCAACGACGTACGACGGAAAGTGACGCAACGTACGACGGTTTCTGACGCGACGTACGACGGAAACCGTCGCACTAAGGAGGAAGAGGATCAAGAGGAGCGAGAAAACCAAGGAATAAGTGTTGATCTTCAGACGACCTCTCGCCCTTTGCGCGCGAAGCCGCCCGACGCAAAGCCTGCCCCCGTCATCGCACTCTTCCCCGGCACCGCCAACGCGCCCAACGAGCAGCCCTACCGGCCGCCGCCACGACGGACCACCCGGGCCCAGGACGCCATCGCCGAAGCCATGGCCCGCGTCGCCGCCCGCAAAGCCGAACACCAAGCCCAGCTCGCCGAGTCCAAGGAGATCTCCTGATGGCCGACCTGCCGCCGACGCAGTACCTGATCATGGAAGTCCTCGCGGCCCGCCACCGCCTCGGCGAGCACCTGTGGTCGTTCCCCTCCGAACTCCGCCGCCCGCTCGATGTGCTGGTGCGCTCAGGTCTCATCGACGTGCTCAGCAGCCCCGCCCCCGGCACGCTGCGGGCCCGGCTCACCAGGGCCGGTCGCGAGCATGCGCTGAAGCCCGGTTACGTGCCGCCGACCGTCGAGGTGTACGACACCGCGTTCGACCAGATCGACGGGCACCTCGACCAGTACCGAGGCGCGAAGGTTCTGCGCGACGGCGTGCGGGCTGCCGTCGACGGCGCGCGCTCCCGCCTCGCCGAAACGGAGGTCTCCTGACCATGGCCCGCCACGTCGAAACCCTCACCGCCCAAGCCACCCCACCCGTCGCCGCCCTACCCGACCGGGCCTGCGCCGACACCGACCCGAAGGTCTTCTACCCCGACCACCACGCCCAAGGCCGCCAAGCCCGCGACATCTGCGGACGCTGCCCCCACCGCCAGCCCTGCCTCGACTGGGCCCTCGAAACCCGGCAGGCGTTCGGAATCTGGGCCGGAACCAGCCCCGACGAACGCGCCGCCATGATCGACGGCGCACGACCCACCGGCACCGGATGGCCGGCATGATCCGCAAGCGGCTCGACGTCGCCGCGCTGCACTCCGCGCTCGACTACGTACGCGCCCACCGGCGCATGAGCTGGAAGACCGTCGCCGACGAAGCCGGCCTCTCGCCCTCGACACTCAGCCGCCTCGGACAAGGCCACGCACCCGACGCCGACGGGCTATGCGCGCTCATCGCCTGGCTCGGCCCTCTGCCGCTGTCGCGCTTCACCATCGACGTCGAGGAGCAGCCGTGACCTACCGCACCGGCAACCACTGGGGCGTCACCATCGTCCGCGAGGGCGACCAGCCCGCCGACGCCCAACTCGTCGCCGTGGTCGTCAACGGCGACCAGGCGCTCGCCGAGCGGATCTGCACGCTGCTCAACGCCGACGACGACGACTCGGAGGCCGGACCCTGCATCGGGCTATGTGCGGGCTGCTCACCTGACTGCCGGCTCGTCGGCGACTCATGCAGCTGCACCGTCGTTGGACCCGACCCGGGCTGCGTAGTCCACCGGGGCCGCCGCGCACGCGGACCCAAACCGCCGCCGGTCGGGCCCGGCTGCGTCTGCGACGGCTCCGGCCGACGCTGCCCACGACACGGCGAGGTGATCTGAGTGGACCTCGAAGACCAGCACCGGTTCCTCACGCCACAGGAAATCGCCCTCAACCGGCTACGCCTAGCCGCCCTCAACGCCCTCGAAAACGGGGCAACCCCCGACGCCATCCAGCACGAGATCACCACCGCCCGACAGGTGCACGCCCGAACCGTGGTACCAGGGAGAGGCGCGTGAACGACCCGATCTGTGTGGTCTGCGAGAAGCGCCCGACGCCCGACGGGTACGCCTGCCACGGCTGCGCCAACCGGGCCGACGACAAGCTCGCCATCATCGCCGACCTGACACCCGACGCACGCCTCGTCGCCGCCGGCCTCGTCCGCCGCGGCGGCGGCAGCGGCAGCAACAAGCCCGGCTCACGCCCGCCGCTCAACGACGGCGCCACCGACGCGCTCGACGAGGTCCAGAACACGCTCACCACGCTGGCCCGCGACATCGCCGAGACGCGTGGCCAGCGCGCACCGCGGCCCCGACACCTCGGCGGCGACCCGATGATCGTCGCCGCCCGGGCGCTGCAGGCCCAGATCGAGTGGATGCGGCACGCGGTCGACGGGGCCGAGCCATATGCGATCCGGGCGTTCGACGAGATCGCCGACTGCGCCGGCCGGGTGCGCGGTGTGGTCAACGGCCCCGGCGAGCAGAAATTCCTCGGCCCCTGCGGCTCCGTGCTGGCCGCAACGGCCACGCCCTGCCCCGGGGAATGCTCATGCCGCCCCGAGACTCCCACGGCGAAGCTGGCGGCCTGCGCGGCCTGCTTCTGCTTCACGGGCTGCCACGCGAAGGTGGCCACCGACGCCGAAGGGCAGATTTGCGTCGGCGACGTCTACGGCTATCACGGCGCCAAGACCGGCCGGTGCAAGGCCTGCGGCGCGGAGGTCGCCACCAGCGAACGCGAGGCATGGCTGAACGGCGAGGTGCGCGACCACGCCTTCCGCGCTGCCCACATCGCCGAGGCGTACGGCGTCAACGTCAACACCATCCGGACGTGGTCCACCCGTGCACGCCCCGATACGGGCGTGCCGCCGCTGTCCAGCTACTGGCGCACGGCGGCCGGATTGGTCGCGCCCTGGGTCGACCCGCCGCTCGACCCGAAGCTCAAGGGCGACGAGCTGAAGAAGCGGCTGGGCGAGATCTCCGACGAGATCCAGGCACGGGGCGGCCGTCTGCATTACGTCGGGGACGTCCTCGACCTGGCCGCCGCCGACGCGGCACGACGCGCCACCGAGCAAGCCAAGCGAGCACGACGAGCGGCCGTCAAGGCCGAGGAAGCGAGCGAGGCCGCATGAAGCTCTGGGTGCTCGTGGCGAAAGGTCCCGGGTTCTACGTGGCCCTCTCGCTGCACCGGACGCTCGACGGCGCACAGCGCAAGGCATCGGGCGAGCGAGGCGATGACACCGCCGAGCTGCAATGGGAGACGGCCGGAGATGATGACTGGGCTGCCAGGATCGGTCCTGGGTGGCTGTATCAGATCTACCCACGCACCGTTGAGGAGTGACCGGCGTGGACGACCTGGTGACCTGGCTGCGGGCTGCGCTCGATGACGACGAGCGGGCGGCACGGCGTCTGCCCGAGGGCTATCGGCTCTACGTCTGCGACGGTGGACGCCAAGCGGCGGATCTGGCCATGCACCACCCTGCGGCTGCTCGCCCTGCCGATGGCCGAGCGGGACGGCTACCAGGCAGAATGGCGTCCGGACGACCCCACTTGACGGAAGTTGTCAAGGGCTGCAATGATCCTTTGCAGTGGGAGTTAATCTCTCCAGACCTCAACTCAGCCCCTGCCCAACGGCGGGGGCTTCGTCGTATCCAAGGTCACGGAGTCGGAGCTATCCGGACGTGACCACCACAGGCAGGTGTGACCATGCCCCGCCGGCCATCCACCGCATGCAGCAAGTCAGGATGCCCTAACCTCAGGCCCTGTCCTACCCACACCAGGCAGGATGAGCAGGCCAGGGGCAGTAGACACGAGCGTGGATACGGTACCAAGCACGACGCAATACGTGACGCCCTGCGCAGAGCCCACGTGCCAGGAACACGCTGCCCTGTGTGTGACCTGCCCATGTGGTCATCGGACACTCTGGACGCTGCTCACAGCGAGGACCTGAGGGTCAACCTTAACGCGAAGGCCGATCACCTCGAGCACGCATCGTGCAACAGGGGATGGAGACGCGCACAGCACCAGGGTTACACACGGTGACGGGTGGGGGTGTCCCCCCAAGGGGTGAGGACTGCGTACCGCCGGAGAGGCCAGCGGCCACCGGCTCGACTAATTGACTTTGCGCGGACTACGGAGGGTGACTGCCGTGGCTGATCCGGTCCGCAAGAAGCCCGTCCTGCAGGTCGTCCGCGAGGGCAACCCGGGCCATCGGGCGATCCCCGAGTCGCTGGTCCTGCCGCCGGCCGAACTCGCAGAACCGGACTGGCTGGACACCTTCGCGACCGTGCGTGACAAGGACGTGCAGGCCGCGAACCGCCGGGCCCGCGAGGTCGCCCGTCGCGAATGGCGCCGCATCGTGCCGGTGCTCAAGCACACGGCCGGCCTCGCCGAGGTCGATGCGTCGCTTCTGCACGACTACTGCGTCTGTGTGGCACGACTGGACCAGTGCGAGCGCGAGCTCTCGGCGAACGGTCTGCTGATCCAGGGCGAGCGCGGCTGGCAGAAGAACGGCGCGACGACGATCGCGAGCCAGTACCGGGCGCAGCTGAAGGTCTACATCCGCGAGCTCGGTCTCTCCCCGTCGGCCCGGGCGAGCTTCACGCCACCGAAGGGCGGCGACGATGACGACGGGGACCCCTTCGACTGAGCGGCCGCTGCCGGTTCCGTACGAGGCGCTGCTCGAGCTGGGTCTGACGCCGGAGCAGATCGTCGAGGCGCTCGAGTCGACCCCGCTGGTGGTGGCGTTCCAGGCCGAGCAGGCCGAGGGCGCCTGGTTCGACGTCGAGCGGGTCCGCAAGGCGCTCAAGGGCCTGGCCAGCTTCCGGCACACGAAGGGCCGCTGGGCCGGCAAGCCGCTGCGCCTCGGCCAGGGCCTCGACCCGTGGCAGGTCGTCTGGGTCATCGCCCCGGTGTTCGGCTGGGTGCGTTACGACGAGGAGGTCGACCAGGTCGTCCGGGTAATCCGGACCGTCTGGATCGAGATCCCGCGCAAGAACGGCAAGTCGACCCTCGCGTCGGGTGTTGCGAACCTGCTGCTGCTGGCCGACGACGAGATCGGCGCCGAGGTGTACGCCGCGGCCGGCGACAAGCTGCAGGCCCGGCGGGTCTTCGACGACGCGAAGAAGATGCTGCTGACGTCGCCGTTCGCGCGCCGGCGCACGCGTCCGCTCGCCGACGTGGTCATCGACAACAAGCGCGGCGGCATCTTCCGGGTGCTGAGCAAGATCGCCGAGGCCGCGCACGGCCTGAACGTCTCGGGCGCGGCGATCGACGAGATCCACGTCCACAAGTCGCGGCATCTGATCGACGCGATCGAGACCGGCACGGGCGCGCGGTCGCAGCCGCTGATCGTGTTCTTGACCACCGCGGACGAGGCCACCGAGGGCTCGATCTACGACGAGAAGCACAACTACACGCGCAAGGTCGCGACCGCGATCGTCGAGGACGCGACGCACTACGGCGTGATCTGGGCGGCCGAGGACACCGACGACCCGTTCGCCGACGCGACGCTGAAGAAGGCGAACCCGGGCGTCGGGGTCTCGCCGAGCTGGTCGTATCTGCGCAAGGAAGTCCAGAAAGCGCGCACAACGCCGAGCTACTTCCCGACGTTCTGCCGGCTGCACCTCAACCGGCGTATGCGCGACGCGGCCCGCGCGATCGACCTGCGGCAGTGGGACGCCTGCGCGGGCATCGTGGACCTGGCGCGGCTGCGCGGCCGGTCGGCGTGGGGCGGTTTCGACCTGTCGGCGGTCAGCGACTTCACGGCGTGGTGGATGGGCGTGGAGTCTCCGGCGCGGGGCGTGGACATCGAGATGTTCTGGCGCTATTTCGTGCCTGAGGATCGCGTCGAGGACCTGGAGCGGCACCTGCAGGTGCCGCTGTCGCGGTGGATCGCCGAGGGCTTCGTGACCGCGACCGAGGGCGACGTAATCGACTACGCCAAGGTCCGCGACGCCGCACTGGCCGACTGCAAGGTCGTCAACATGCGCCGGATCAGCTACGACCGGATGTTCGCCGGCCAGATGGTTCAGGAGATCGACGAGAAGCTGCGCGGCGTTGAGGTCGTGCCGGTGGCGCAGACCTACCTGGGGCAGTCGCCGAGCATCAAGGAGCTGTGGCGGCTGCTCGGCAAGACCGACGCGGGCACGGTGGCCGGCCGGATGCGGCACGCCGGCGACCCGGTCACCCGCTGGATGGCCTCGGTGGTCGAGACGACCAGCGACGGCAACGACAACTACCGCCTTGTGAAGCCGCACCGCGGCAAGTCGCAGGCCCGCATCGACGGCCTGGCCGCGATGACCACCGGACTGGACGGCTACGTGCGCCGGCGCCGGGTCAAGGCCGCGTCCGCCTACAGCGCATGACGAGGGGGGACCGCGTGGCACTGACCGCCCAGCAGGCCCTCACTCAGACCCAGGCCTTGTACGAGCAGGTCGCCGACCGCCGCACCGCGGTCTTGCTGGCCGACGAGTACTACCGCGGCAAGCAGAAGCTGCGGTTCGCGTCGGCGAAGTGGTCGGAGTACTACGCGCACCGCTACCAGGAGTTCTGCGACAACTGGTGCGGTCCGGTGGCGAACTCGCCGAACGAGCGGCTGCGCGTCGACGGTTTCCGCCTCGACGACGACCCGAACGACTCGGACGCCGAGAAATCGCTGTGGCGCGACTGGCAGCTCAACAACATGGAGGCCCAGTCCTCGCAGGGCTGGCTGGCGTCGATCATCACGGGCCGGTCGTACGTGATGGTGTGGGGCTCGCCGGACGATGAGCCGATCGCCACGTGGGAACGCGCCGATCAGGTGACGATCGCCTACGATGTGGAGCAGCCGGGCCTGGCCGTCGCCGCGTTGAAGACGTGGCACGACGGCAGCACCGAGTTCGCGACGCTGTATTCGGCGGACCAGGTGTGGAAGTGGGAGCGGTCTTACTCCGATCGCAAGCCCAGCCGCATCGATCCTGCTCAGCTGCCGCCACGCGCGGCAGGTTTCTTCGGCGCCGGACCGTACGAGACCAGCTCGGGCCTGATCGTGCCGGCCATCGACGAGTCGGGCTGGAAGCCGCGGCAGCCGGACGGCGACAACGCGTGGCCGCTGCCGAACCCGCTCGGTGTCGTGCCGATCGTGGAGATGCCGAACCGGCCGATGCTCGGCGGTGAGCCGCTGTCGGACATCAGCGGCACCATGGCCATGCAGGACGCCATCAACCTGCTCTGGGCGTACCTGTTCACCGCCGCCGACTTCGCCTCGATGTCGGCGCGGGTGGTGATGGGGCAGGAACCCCCGTCGATCCCGATCCTGGACGCCGACGGGCAGGAGATCGGCCGGCAGCCGGTCGATCTGAAGAAGCTCGCCGAGGACCGCATCATGTGGCTGACCGGCGAGAACACGAAGATCGGCCAGTGGGACGCGGCGAAGCTCGACGTGTTCACCGGCGTCATCGAGACCGCCGTGACCCACGTCGCCGCGCAGACCCGCACGCCGCCGCACTACCTGGTGCTCGGCAAGGGCATGGTGAACGTCTCCGCCGACGGCATGAAGGCCGCCGAGACCGGCCTGGTGAAGAAGGTCGGCGAGATGCAGCTGTTCCTGACGCCGCCGACCCGGGGCGTCTTCCAGCGGTTCGCGCTGGTGCGTAACCAGAAGGCGCTCGCCGACCAGGCCCGCCTCGGCGCCGTGAAGTGGAAGGACGCCGAGAACCACTCGGAATCCCAGCTGGTCGACGCGCTGGTGAAGCTGCAGCAGATCGGCTTCCCGTTCGCCTGGCTCGCCGAGCGGTACGGCCTCGGCCAGACCGAGCTGACCCGGGTCATGGCCATGCGCGAGACCGAGGCCGAGCGGGACCCGCTCGGCGCGTTGTCCCGCGCGGCCGGCCAGCAGCTGCCCGCGGTCCCGGCCGGCCAGCAGCAACCACAGGCGTAGGCCGTGGGCATCCGCCGGGTGCTGCAGCTGGCCATCGAGCATCTGCGCCGGCGTCGGAACCTCGCCCGAGCCGCTGCCAGTCGGATCGGCCGGCTGTGGGCCGCAGTCGACCGCGGCAACATCGCCCGCTCGTGGCAGCAGATGCTGCCGGAGGCCGTCACCGTCGCGGCCCGCGCGCAGGCCCTCGCCGCCGACGCGTCGGGCGGCTACCTCGACACGATCCTGCGCGAGTACGGCCTGCCGGCCGAGGCCGAGGGCCGGGTGCGTGCGACCAGCCTCGCCGCGGTGGCCTCCGACGGGCGGCCGCTGGACAGCCTGATCTACCAGCCGGCCATCACCGCCCTGCAGACCATCCAGCGCGGCGGCACGGTCACGCAGGCGATGGCGGCGGGCGCGTTCGCCACGGACCTGATCGTGCGGACCCAGGTGGCCGACGCCGGCCGTGTGGCCGACGGCGTGGCTCTAGTGGCGGAGCCGAACCTGCACGGTTATGTGCGGATGCTGAACCTGCCGTCCTGTTCGCGGTGCATCATCCTGGCCGGCAAGTTCTTCGAGTGGAACGCCGGTTTCGAGCGGCACCCGGCGTGCGACTGCGTGCACGTCCCGGCGCCTGAGGACAACCTCGACGACCTGCGGACGAACCCGAAGAAGCTGTTCGAGTCGATGACCGAGGCCGAGCAGAACAAGACCTTCACCATCGCGGGCGCCCAGGCGATCCGTGACGGCGCCGACATGAACCAGGTCGTCAACGTTCGCCGCGGCGCGGCCGGTCTCGCGCCGGCGGGCGGGCGGGTCACGGCGGCCGAGGTGAAGATCCTGCGCGGCGGGCGCGGGATGGCCCGGCTGCAGCCGACGACGGTGGGCGGCGAGCAGGTGCTCGTCAGCACTGAGGGCACCACGCGCCGCGGTTTCGCTGGGCGGCGCCTGCGCGGGGCGCCGCGGTTGATGCCGGAGCAGATCTACAAGATCGCCGGTGACGACCGCGACGAGGCCCTGCGGCTGCTGTACCGCAACGGCTACCTGCTCGAGCGGCCCGCACCGCTCAAGCGCCCGGCGCCCACTGTTGCCGCACCTCCCGCTCGGCCGGTAGTCGTGCCCGCGGCGCCCAAGACCGCACCTCGGCCGGAGCCCGTCGTACCGCCGAAGCCCGTGGCCCCCACGGAACCGGCCGCACCCGATGCTCACGCGGCGCTCGAGCGCAGCATCGCCAGTGGCATCCGCGAGTCGGAGAAGCTGTCGGGCGGCGCCATCGGCGACGTGAGCCTGGTGACGTTCAACGACGGCAGCCAGGCGGTCCGCAAGGTAGCCCGCGAGCCGATCTTCGGGTATTCGAATGTGCGGCTGACCGAGAACGAGGTGCTGGCGGAGAAGGTCGGCCGCGCCCTGCGCGCACCGATCCCGGCGGTCGTCCGCACCGGCGAGACCGAGATCTTCATGCAGTACGTGCCGGACGCCAAGCCGGGCATCTGGCTGTTCCGGGGCATGGGGCGCGCCGAGCAGATCCCGGCGATCAGCGAGTTCGTCAGGGAGTCCGGCGATTCGGGTCACAGGCTGGGTCTGCTGGATCTGCTGATCGCCAACGACGACCGGCACGACGCGAACTGGCTGGTGCGTCCCGACGGCAGCATCGTGGGCATCGACCACGGCCTGGTCTGGCCCATCTCGTGGATCAAGCCGGAAGTGATCGAGCGTCAGGAGCCGCGCTTCAAGAGCGGGTTCGCCAAGCTGTTCAACCAGGGTTTCCCCGAACTGCCGAACCAGGGCTACATCCCCAACGACCTGACCCCGGCGGACATCGACTGGGTGCAGGCGCGCCTGGAGGCGCTGCGGCCCGACTTCGACGAGCTGGGCCGGGGCAACTACCTCGACTACTCGCTTGCCCGGCTGCGACAGCTGCGGCCGTGGGCGCGCGGCACCGTGAACAGGATCAAGCCATGACCGTCATCCAGCTCATCGACGCCCGAACCGGCGAGGTGTACGACACGGTCACCGTCGACGGTGACCGCATCACCTACGACACCGGCGACGCCCGCGACCTGATCGAGTCCCGGGCCCGGCTCGCCGACGGCACCGACCAGCTGATCGCCTCCCTCGACGGCTGGTCCAACGGCTACGTGGCCACGCGGCTGCGCTGAAACAGACTTCCCGGCGCGCAAGGCGCCGGGACCGACCCCGCAACGGAGTCACCGCAATGAAGATCCACCTCCCGGTCGTTGGGCCGGAACTGCCCGTGCACCACTTCACCGGGCTGGCCGCGCTCGGGCTGCGCCGCAACGGCGCTCCGATCTGGCCGGTCCGTGGTGGCGCACCTGACGACGCCGATCCCGCTGATGACGTCGACCCGGATCCGGCCGACGGCGACGGCGCCGATACGGACGACGGCGCCGACAAGCTCGGCGACGCCGGCAAGCAGGCCCTCGACCGGATGAAGACCCGGCTACGCGAAGAGCGGACGGCGCGCAAGGCGCTCGAGGCTCAGATCGCCGACGCGAACAATAAGCCGGCGAAGGACGAGGACGCACCGGACCCGGCCGAACTCCGCAAGACGGCGCGGGCCGAGGCCCGCGCCGAGGTCCTGAACGAGCGGGCCCTCGACAAGGTCGAGGCGAAGGCGGCGAAGCTCTTCGCCGACCCCGAGGACGCCCGCGCGCTGCTGGCCGGCCGGGTCGACGAGTTCGTCGACGACGGCAAGGTCGACGTCGAGGCCATCGAAGAGGCCCTCGGCGAACTGTTGAAAAAGAAGCCCCACCTGGCCGCCGCAACGGCGAAGAGGTTCCAGGGCGGAGCGGACGGCGGTGCCCGCAAGGGGTCCGGGGTCTCGCAAGTCACTGAGCAAGACCTCAAGCGAATGAACCCCGAGCAGATCGTCAAGGCCCGCGAAGAGGGCCGGCTGACCGAGCTGCTCGGAACAACCTGACCCGAGAGGCAGACATGGCCATCACCCGGTTCCGGCCGGAGATCTGGTCTGCGGAACTCCTCGTCGCGCTTCGCAAGAAGCTGGTCTACGCCGGTCCCGGCGTGGTCAACCGCGACTACGAGGGCGAGATCGCGCAGGCCGGTGACACCGTCCGGATCACCTCCATCTCCGACCCGACGATCGGCACGTACTCGGCGAACGTCACGGTCGTGACGCCCGAGGAACTGACCGACGCGCAGCGGACCCTGGTCGTCGACCAGGCGAAGTACTTCGCGTTCTTCGTCGACGACGTCGACCAGCGCCAGGCCAAGGGCAACGTGATGCCCGAGGCGATGCGGCGTGCCGCGTACAAGCTCGCCGACCAGGCCGACCAGTTCGTCGCCGCGTTCTACACCGGCGCGCAGGCCGCGAACGCCCTGGGCACCGTCTCGGTGACTACCGCGGCCATCGCCGAGGCGCAGATCATCGCGCTCAAGGTGAAGCTCGACGAGGCGAACGTGCCCAGCGAGGGCCGGTATGTTGCAGTGCCGCCGTGGTACCACGGCCTGCTGCTGGGCTCCGACCACTTCGTGCGGCTCGACGCATCGGGCACCACCGAGGCGCTGCGCAACGGCACCGTGATGCGCGGCTTCGGCTTCGACATCCTCGTGACCAACAACGCGCCGCTGGTCACCGGCGACGACTACGCCGTCATGGCTGGCGTCGACTCGGCGATCAGCTTCGCCGAGCAGATCAACAAGGTGGAGGCGTACCGGCCCGAGGCCAAGTTCGCCGACGCCGTCAAGGGCCTGTACCTCTACGGCGCCAAGCTGGTGCGGCCCGACTCCATCGCCACGCTCGTCGCGAGCAAGACCTGAGAAGGGGCTGATCTGACATGGCTCGCGTTGCGCTGCCTTACAGCAACCTCACCCCGAACGCCGACATCCTCGACCCGACCGGCGTGGCCACCGTTGCCGGCGCCGGCAACGGGCTGCAGATCCCGGACATCTCCCCGAACCGGCGCCAGTCCCTGCCGGAGCTCACGCTCCTGCGCGTGGCGAACGCCTCCGGCGGCTCCGGCACCATCTCACTGCTGTCCAGCACCAACCCGCCGAACGTCGCGGGCGGGTTGGGCAACCTCGTCACCACGGTGGCGAACGGCGCGACCCGCTGGATCGGGCCCTTCGAGTCCAACCGGTTCATCCAGTCCGACGGCTCCCTGATTCTGGAGAGCTCGGTCGTGATGACCGTGACGGCATTCAAGGTCCCTCGGAACACGTGATGGCCGAGATCGGATTCTTCCGCGGCGCCGGCGGGACCGTCTTCGAGATGAACCTGCCCCTCTCGGAGGTCATGCAGGATCAACTCACCCGCGGCCAACTGGTCCGGGTCAACGAGGACGGCTCACCGTACGGGGCCCACGGCGCGATGGATCTCGTGAACGGCGAGATCCGCCGGCCCGGCGTGAACGCCCCGAAGAACGAATGGATCGGGTACGCCGTCAGCCAGGGCATGAGCGTCGACGACGCCGACGCCATGACCAAGAGCGACCTCATCGAGAAGTTCACGAAATGATCGAGGGGGCGAGCTCCGATGGCTGACCAGTTGGTGACGCCGGAGGAACTCGCCTCCTTTCTGCAGCGCGATCTGGACCTGGCCACGGCCCAGCTGCTCATCCAGATGGCCACCGGCAAGGTCCAGGCCGCCGCCGGGCAGCTGCTCATCCAGGGCACAGCGACGGTCACGATCGATGTCGACATCTGCGACTTCGACCCGTGGCTGCCGCTGCCGCAGATGCCCGTCCGGTCGGTGGCGAGCGTGCTCATCGACGGCGTCGCGGACACGTCGTGGCGGCTACGCAAGCAGATGCTGTGGCGGCTGAACGGCTGGTCGACGAACGGCAGCGCACCGACCCAGGTGACGCCGACGTTCACCTACGGCTACCCGGCCGGCGCGCAAAAGCTGCAGCTGGCCCGCGACTTCACGCTCGCCCTGGCCGGCCTGGGCTACGGCAACCCCGGCGGCGCCGTGTCGTCGGAAGCGCTCGACGACTACAAGATCGACTACAACACCGCCAACTCCCTGATGGTCGTCAGCGACGGGATGCGCGACCAGCTACGCGCCGCGTACGGCGTCACCGCCTACATCACCAGCTCGAGGACCTGACAGGAGCATCGATGGCCAACATCGGCAACGGCCGCATCGTGCGGGTGTGTGACCTGTGCGGCGGTGTGGACGACCACCCGCGGCACGTCATCGCCGGCACCGCGGGCGGCCCGGACGCGATCGCCGCGCCGAGCGACGAGATCCTGGCGAAGGTGATCGCCGCCGCGCCGGAGGCCGACCGGGCCCGGCTGGTGCGCGACCTGATGGACACCTCGTCCTCGGATCGGCACCTCGACTGCTGCGCCGCGGCGGGCTGCCCGAACGGCCTGTGCGGCCCGCAGGTCGCCGGCACGCCCGGCGCCGGCGCGGCGATGCTCGAGCACCTGATGTCGCTCGCCGATCCGTTCGGCGGCCGGCCCGACGTCGTGACGGGAGCCTGATATGGCCCGCGGACTGAGTGCCGTCAACACCGCGAACGCGTGGCTGAACGTCATCTCTGGCACCACCTTCACCGGCGCGGCCGGCTCGTTCATCCAGCTGCACACCGGCGACCCTGGATCGGCCGGAACGGGCAACGTGTCGTCGGTGACGACCAGGCCGTCGGCGACGTGGAACGCCGCATCGGCCGGCTCGAAGTCCATTTCGAACACGCCGTCGTGGACGTCGTGGGCGGGCACCTCCCCGGAGACGGTCACCGACGTGTCCGACTGGGGCGCCAGTTCGGCCGGCACGTTCTACTTCTCGGTGGCGCTGACCGCGAGCAAGGCCGTGCAGACGGGCGACACGCTCACCCTGAACACCCTGTCCGTGTCGCTCGCCCCGCTGGCCGCGTAGGAGGTTCGGATGCCTCGTCAGAGCTGGACCGGCCTGCTCGTCTCGCAGCAGGCCGACGGGACCGCCCTCAACACCTCGACCACCGAGACGTCCATCCTGTCCGGGCAGGCCAAGTACACGGTGCCCGCGAACTTCCTCAGCGATGTCGGGCAGACGCTGCGGATCCGGGCGATGGGCCGCATCTCGAACATCGTCACCAGCCCGGGCACGCTGACGCTGCGGGTGAAGATGGGGCCGACGAGCACCATCATCGCCGCCACGTCGGGCGCGCTGGCGCTGAACATCGTGGCCAAGACCAACGTGACCTGGATCCTCGACTGGGACCTCACGGTCCGCTCGGTCGGCTCCAGCACGGCGGCGACGTTCATGCACAGCGGCTCCTGGCAGTCCGAGTCGGTGATCGGCTCGCCGGCCGCCGGTGCGGGCGGCGCGTCAGCGCACATCATCCCGGCGTCGGCGCCCGCCGTGGGCACGGGCTTCGACTCGACGGTGGCGAACGTCCTCGACCTGACCGCACAGTGGTCGACCAGCAACGCTGCGAACAGCATTCAGGTCCACAGCTTCAAGCTCGAAAGCCTGAACTAGCCCCATGTTCGACCGGCCGGACGCTGACCTCTGGTGGCCGGGCGACGGCCCGTACCCGGCCAGCCGGTTCCTGCCGGACCCGAGCTCCACCAGCCGGCCCACCTTCCTCAGCTCCACGATCGTCGACCAGTTCACCGACGGCACGGTGGACACGGCTCTGTGGACGAACAACTACGGCACAGTGTCGGAGACCGGCGGCCGGGGCCGGATCACCTGCGACACCGGCTACAGCGGCTTCTCCACCGCCATGCTCTACACCTGGGACGACGTCTACGCCGGACTGTTCCCGCCCGCGCTCGCCAGCGCGACCAGCGAGTGCTACCTCGAGATGCTGCTCTACTCGCCGGGTCAGGCGCTGGGCACCGACGTGGGTTTCTACATCGACCAAACCGGTGGCGTCTTCTACTGCGTGAGCCGGGTCGGCTACTTCGACGGCACCGCCTCACCGATCACCTACAGCGGCACGACGCACGCGTGGATGCGGATCCTACGCAGCGGAACCGACATCCTGTTCCAGACCGCACCCGACGGCAGTACCTGGACGACCAGGCGCACGCTGGCCGCGCCGTCCTGGCTGCTCGCCGCCACCGACCTGCAGCTGTTCTTCGAGTCGCACCGCAGCGACGGAACGAACAACTTCGCCGAGATCGACAACGTCAACTCGGCCGGGCTCACCACGCACACCGCCGACGCGGCCCTGGCCGTCACGGCGACGCTGAGCGCGGACACCTCGGCGGCGCGCCCGGCCGACGCCGCACTGGTAGCGACCGCGACCCTGACGGCCGACGCGACCCGCACGGCGATCGTCGACGGCGCCCTGGCGGTCACCGCCTCGCTGACAGCCGCGGCCACCCGCACCGCGATCGTGGACGCCGCGCTGACAGTCACGGCGACGCTCACCGCGGCGGCGGTCACCGCCCGGCCGGCTGATGCGGCGCTCGCGGTCACGGCAACGCTCTCGGCGGCGGCGACCCGTACGGCACTGGTCGCGGCGTCGGTCGCGGTGACCGCGACGATCGCCGCCGCAGCGACGCGGACCGCGCTCGTATCCGCCGCGCTGCCGGTCACGGCGACCCTGTCGGCGACCGCGATCGTCGGCACCGCCCCGATCCTCGCCGACGCGGCACTCGCGGTGCCCGCCACGCTGAGCGCCGCGATCGGCCGCACGGCGACCGGCGCCGCGACGCTGGCGGTCACCGTCACGACGACAGCGGCGGCATCCCGGACGGCACCGGCCACGGCCTCGCTCACCGCGACCGTCA